TCGAGTTGAAGCCAAATGTCTCTTGAGTCCATCGTAGCTTTCGTCGGCGCGGCCCTCCTTCCTGTACTGGGGTACTTCTTGAAAACTGTCATCGAAGATGTCAAAGAGCTACGGCATGATCTATCAGAGTTCAAGGCAACCAGCCTTACAGCAACGAACTTGCTTAGGATCTACTAAATGGCGCTCGGGTTCGGTTTCGGATTTCCTTTCCTCACCGGAGGCGGTGCTGTTGTCACCGATCCTTACTGGCCTTTCGTCTCCATGCTCTTGCACGGGGATGGGACTAACGCGGCCCAGAACAACACGTTCCTAGACGGTAGCACCAACAACTTCACCGTCACCCGTGTCGGTAACACGACCCAAGGCTCGTTCAATCCGTTTGTTGCTACTTACCCCTATGACGTCGCTGTAAACGGTGGGTCTGGGTACTTTGATGGTACGGCGGATTACCTTAGAATCCCAAGCACTTCAGCTTTAATATTTCCTGCTAGCGGTTCGTTTACCGTTGAATCTTGGGTGTACTTAAAAGCTACAGGTGTAGACCAGTCAATAATTTCTTCTGGCATTGGTAATGGTCTTGTTGATTGGTACTTGGCAGTTAATAGTACAAACCGTGTTCAATTTGTAGCTCCAAGCACTAGCGGGCCTACAGGATATTCCGCAACCGGAACCACTACTTTAGTCGCCAACACTTGGTATCATATTGCAGCAACACGAGTTGGTGGAACGGTTAAATTGTTCTTGAATGGTACTCAAGAAACCATTACTCAATTTCAATCCGGCAATTCAGCCAATCAATTTGGAATAGCTGGGCAAGCATACATCGGGACTTATTTTAATACGTCTTCTTGGTTTACCGGTTACATTTCTAATCTTAGAGTTGTAAACGGAACCGCTCTTTACACCGCTTCGTTCACCCCTTCTACTGTGCCATTGACCGCAGTCACCAACACTGCACTGCTGTTGGGCTTCACCAACGGGGCAATCTACGACAACGCTGAACTTAATAATCTTGAGACGGTAAGCACGGCTCAAATTAGTACCAGCATATTTAAGTATGGTACGGGCAGCGTAAAGTTTAACGGAACAACAGATTATCTAATTACGCCAGCCAAAACTGCACTTTATTTTGCCGCAGGTGACTTTACGATTGAAGGTTGGATTTATAAAAGCGCCAATGGTTCAGCAGATTATGACGGGTTTTATCAATTAGGGTCTAACGCATCGGTGCTTGACGGTTGCAGTTTTGAGATATCTTCAACGCGAGGCTATGTGTTTTTTGTGCCAGGAATAGGCATAATGTTGCAGTACAACGTATCTCCCAACGATAGCACTTGGCACCACGTTGCTGTGAGCAGAACAGGCAACAATACACGGTTGTTTGTGGATGGTACGCAGCAAGCCATCTATACGTCTGCGTACACAATCCCTAGTACGGCAACCGTTGCCACAATAGGAACGTCAGTTGTAGGTACTTATCCGTTCAACGGGTACATAGACGATTTCCGGTTGACCAAAGGTGTGGGCCGGTACACAGCCAACTTCACGCCGCCAACTGCTGCGTTCCCGAATTCTGGTGGCGTACAGCTTGTAGACTACGCTGTTGTTGCTGGCGGTGGCGGTGGCGGTGCTGGCGGGACTTTTGGTGGCGGTGGTGGTGCTGGTGGGTATAAGACTGGTTCGGCAATGCCGCTTATTGTAGGCACCACATACACCATCACTGTTGGCGCTGGTGGTGCTATTGCTACCAATGGCTCAACGTCTACACTTGCCGGGTCAACTACAGTTTCGACTAGTGGTGGTGGTAGAGGTGGAGATGGTAGCGGGTCGTATGTCCCCCCCATTGGTCAAGACGGTACTGCTGGTGGTTCAGGTGGTGGTGGTGGCGATAATCTATATCAAGCTGTTACTTTCTCCCCTGCTGGTGGTGCGGGTACATCCGGGCAAGGTTTTGCCGGTGGTTTAGGCTCTTCTAACACTGGAATTGGTTACGGCGGTGGTGGCGGTGGCGCTGGTGGTGTTGGTTCTAACGGAAACGTGACTTACCAGGGCGGCCCAGGCGTAGTGTACGCAGGGACTGGAAGTACATACTCCACAGGTGGTGATGGACGGTGGACATCAACTGGCGCTGCAAATACCGGTAATGGTGGGGGCGGTGCTAGTGGTGGGGTTGGAGCTGGTGGGTCAGGCGTAGTTATTTTTAGAACCACAGACAGCACTGCTGCGGCTACATCCACTACAGGTTCACCAACTATAACGGTTGCTGGCGGTTACCGCGTTTATACATTTACAGCCTCTGGCACAATCACTTTCTAATCATGGCACACTTTGCTGAACTCGATGAAAACAATGTTGTACTACGGGTAATCGTGGTGCATAACAACGAACTACTCGATGCTGATGGCCTAGAGCAAGAAGCTCTAGGCCAAGCCTTCTGTACCAACTTACTCGGTGGCAACTGGAAACAAACTAGTTACAACGGTACTATTCGTAAGAATTACGCAGGAGCAGGGTATACCTACGATCCTGTGCTTGATGAATTTATTCCTCCAGCTTTACTGGTGGGTAACGATAATCCCCTTCAAATCGAGTTGAAGCCGCATGCTTGACAAAACCAAGCCCTACGGGGTAGTTTACGGCAGCGCCACCGTGGCGTTTGAGCAAGAAGGCGTGCTGTACGCGGCGGATGGCACCGCTGTGGATGCACCTACGCCCGCAAAACCAGACCCCATTGTGGTAGAAACCGACGCGTTAGAGGGGGCCAAGGCGTTCCTCATGCACGTACTGCGCAGCGGTCCACGGTCTAAGGCTGTAATTTATAAAGCCGCTGAGGACAATAACCAGCATTGGGACGATGTAAAGCGTGCCGCAGGGCTTGTTTCCGTTGTAAAATTTCAGTTCAACAAGTCTGAAACCTGGAAACTACCCGAGGATGCTTAATGGTTTGGAAGATTGACGACGCACAGTGCAACGAGAGTAAGAAAATTGTTTGGGAGGCCGCCCCCCATCTGCGCGGCAGAGGCCTAGACATTGGCGCTGGCGACTTTAAGGTGTTGCCCCATGCCATAAGTGTGGACAACTTCCACCACGCGGCCTTTGGCTTTAACATGAAACCCGACGTCACCGCCGACGCCACCAACCTAGATATGTTTGCTAGCCAAAGTATGGACTTTGTATATAGCAGCCACACGTTGGAGCATATTAACGACTACACCGCCACTCTTAAAGAGTGGTGGCGTGTGTTAAAGGTTGGCGGGCGTCTTGTACTGTATCTGCCGCATAAAAACTTCTACCCCAACAAAGGTGAGAAGGGTGCCAACCCCGATCACAAACACGACTTTCTCCCCTTCGACATACTCGACGCCATGCCCCCGGGCTGGGACTTGCTTGAGCACCAGGAGCGCAACGAGACTAACGAGTACAGCTTTTTCCTCGTCTTTAAGAAACTCAACGGTAAAGTAAACCGTCAAAGTTGGAAAGATACTAAGCCGAGTAAGACTGTGTGCGTGGTGCGCTACGGCGCCTATGGAGACTTGATGCAGTCCAGCAGCGTGTGGGCAGAGCTTAAAGCTCAGGGCTACCACGTAACCTTGATGTGCAGCCTACCCGGTGCCGATATTGTGCGGGAAGACCCCAACATCGATCACCTCATGCTTCTAGATAAGGACCAAGTACCGAATGCGGATTTGGGCTCTTTTTGGGCGTGGCAAAAACCAAAATTCACCAAGTGGGTTAATTTGTGCGAGTCCGTAGAGGGTAGCCTGCTGGCCATGCCCAACCGCACCATCCACCTGTATCCAGCAAACCTGCGCCACAGTATGCTCAACCGCAACTATGTGGAGTTTCAGCACGCGGTGGCAGAAATACCTTACGTGCTGCGTACCAAGTTTTACGCCACTGAGGAAGAGAAGAAGTGGGCTGCAGCAGAGCGTAAAAAGATTGGTGGGTCGCAAGTCATTGTGTGGTCGTTGGCAGGTAGCAGCGTGCATAAGACTTGGGCTGGCCTAGACGGCACCCTTGCCAGCCTAATGCTGGAGTACCCCACTTGCCGCGTAGTGCTTACGGGCGGACCCGAGTGCGTGATATTAGAGTCCGGCTGGGAAGATGAACCCCGCGTACTTAAAAAGTCCGGCGTGTGGACTATGCGGCAGACGTTGGCTTTCCTCTCCGTGGCAGATCTTGTTATAGGCCCTGAGACCGGTGTACTCAACGCCGCCGCTTGTATGCCGGTGCGCAAGGTGGTGTTTTTATCCCATTCAACGGTGGAGAACTTGACGCGTGATTGGGTTAACTGCACTTCAATAGCCAGCGCGGAAACCCACTGCCCGGGCCGTGGCGCCAATAGCGCGCCAGCTTGCCACCAGTTACACTACGGGTGGGACCATTGCAAACGCGATGAAGAAACCGGCACCGCCCAATGCCAAAAGGACATCCCCGGCGAAACCGTTTGGTCCGCCGTTAAGGCGCACTTAAATGACCACCTCCGGCACGTATAGCTTTAGCATCAGCGGGTACGACATCGTCCGGCAGGCGATGTTGAATATTCAACGCCTTGACGCCGACGAGGCACCCACTGCCAGTGAGGCCAAAGACTGCTTGTTTGCATTGAATATGATGTGCAAGCAGTGGATGGCGCGGTACGATTTTGCCCCCGGCCTAAAGGTGTGGACGCGCAAGCGGGGGCATGTGTTCCTCAGTGGTACAACGGGCGCCATGACTATTGGCCCCGGCAGCACTACCGGGTGGACTAATGATTGCGAGGCTACCTCTACTACGGCGGTGGCCTACACGGCGGCAACATCCATAACGGTTACGGCAGTTGTAGCGGCTACAGCCAACTGGTACGTGGGCGTGCAGCTTGACAGTGGCACCTTGTTCTGGACCACCGCCACCAGCGTTGCAGGGCTCACCGTTAACTTGGCTGCGGGGTTGCCAAGCCAGTCGTCAAGTGGGTCGCAAGTGTTCATGTACCAGACCACCGCGCAGAACCCGCAGACCATTGAGTCTGCTATCCTGCGTGACGACCAGTACTCCGACACCCCCCTGCGCATGCTTACCGTGCAGGACTACGACTACCTGCCCAACAAGGCGGATGTTACTAACAGTGGAGACCCGTCTGCTATCTATTTTGAGCGCGGCATTAGCACCAGCGTGCTGTACTTGGATGTAGGCTCCGCGCAGGACGTCAGCAAGCACGTGGTGCTTACGTACCTTGAGCCCGTGCAAGACTTTGCCAACCTCGCCAACACGCCTTACTATCCGCAAGAATGGTACTTGGCTTTGTGCTGGGGCTTGAGCGAGCAGATAGCACCCATGTTCCGCGCCAACTGGAGCCAAAAGATGGAGGCGTTGAAGCTGGCCGCCGTTGCCAGCGCCCGCCAAGGCGACCCCGAGCGCAGTAGCTTGTACTTCCAGCCAGGGGCGGAAGATTGAAAATAGTCCCGCTCTTCGGCACGGGGATACGTAGCATCTCCGATGTGGTGACGCGTCAGCGTAGGCTGAACGTGTTCTACCACATCCGGGAGGATCAAGACCGCTCCGCTATCGTTTTGCACGGCACCCCCGGTGCGCAAGTCTGGGCCACGCTGCCTGAGGCCCCCGTGTGGGGATGGAAAGTTATCAACAGCGTGATGTACGTGGTGGCGGGTCAGGGACTGTACAGGGTGGTGCAGGCTGCGTCAGTTGGTACGTACACCAAGCTGGGAACACTGCCTACTGTGGGCCAGTATGTCGGTATTGCGGATAACAGTGCCCAAATATTGATTGTTGACGGTGTTGCAGGCTACATCTACACTTTTGCCACCGGACTTGTTACTGTAGTTACAGATGGTAATTTCCCCTACGGGGCTACGTCTGCTGAGTTTTTAGACGCTCGCTTTATTTGCAACGTGCCTGGGACCCGAGAGTTTCGCATTAGCGCGCAGCTGGACGGCACCACGTGGACTCCACTGGTGTACGGCACTAAAGAAAACAGTAGCGACTTATTGATTGCCGTCAACGTACTCAATGGCGCAATAATCTTGTGGGGGCCGCAGTCTACCGAATTTTGGCAAGACGTTGCCACCGCGCCCAACCCGTTCCAGCGCATAAATGGGGCTACGCAGTCTTGGGGGTTGGCAGCAATAGATAGCCGCTCGTACATCGGCAATACGATGATGTTTTTGGGCACTAACCGGGACAACGGCATTCAGGTTATGAAGCTGAATGGCTACACCCCGGTGCGTGTTAGTACGTCCGACGTTGAGAATGCCATATCCAACTTCGTCACGTATAGCGATGCCATATCGCTGTCCTACATGGTGGACGGGCACATCATGTACCAGTTGACTTTCCCTACCGAGAACCGCACTTTTTGCTACGACGACAACACCAGCATTTGGCACGAAGCCCAGACCGGCGTGGCTGAGGTGGCGCGCCACTTTGGCAACCTGGGCATAGCGTACAACGCGCATAACTACATATCCGACCCCACCACGGGTAAAATCTATCTTGTAAACCCAGACTATTATACGGATGATGGCACGTTAATTAAAAGGCAGGTCGCCAGCCGCCACATACGTGACGCAGGCAATATAGTGTCTATGGCTGAGTTGTTCCTTGACTTTGAGGTAGGTAGCGGGTTTGATGACCCAACCTACGTGCTCCCCGCCGTGGGCGACGCCCCCCAGGCGATGATGCGCATCTCTAGGGACAGTGGGCACACATTCGGCAACGAAAAGTGGGTGTCTTTGGGCAGTGCGGGGCAGTATATGGCCCGCGTGATGCTGCGCCGCCTGGGCTCAGCACGGGACTTTGTGGTCCAGATTACGGTGACTGACCCCGTAAAGTTTGTACTCACGTCGGGCAGCGCGGTGTTGGAAACGAGCGATGACTAACCCGCCAACCATCAGCCCACCGCCAGTTTCCGCACTCATTGCGGAACCTGACAAAACGTACCGTCCCGGTGCGGTTACTGCGCCTTGGCTGGGCTGGTTTAATGAGCTGCGCCTTGGCGTGTTTACAATCCAAAACGGGGTGGCAGACGGCGACAAGGGCGACATTACCGTTTCCGTTGGCGGTACGGTGTGGACTATTGACCCCGCTGCCGTTACCCTGGCCAAGATGGCAAACCTACCCACAGGACGCGTCATAGGCCGCACCAGCGCGGGCACTGGCGTGCCAGAGGCCCTACCCACAGTAGGCACGGGTAGTGTGGTCCTAAGCGCGGCACCGTACACCGACGGACAACTGCTGATAGGTGATACCGCAGGCAACACGCTGGGTAAGTCAACGCTTACGGCGGGCAATGCTATCGCCATTACAAACGGGGCATCTGCTATAACCATTGCGGCAGCGCCGTCCAGCACTACAACCAAGTATTATGGCGCTTTTTCTGACTACACCAACCAGCCCCTAGTCAGTACCACGGTGGGTCAGGTAATGACTTTCAACACCACCGACCTAGGCAGCCATGGGGTGTCGTTAGCTACTACTTCAAGAATGAAAGTTGCTAATGATGGTATCTATAACTTTCAGTGGTCGGGTCAATTTAGATGCACTAGTGCATCTTTACAAGATGCTTACGTTTGGATAAGAATAAACGGCACTGATGTAGTTGGATCTACTGGTCTTATTTCAGTCCCCAACAAACACGCTGGTGATGATGGCCATACGATTGCGGCTTGGAACTATATGCTCAATCTCAACGCCAACGATTATGTTGAGTTGGTGTGGGGTGGTAGTAGTACAGCTTTAAGTATTGCAACTTATGCGGCAGGTGCTTCCCCCACGCGGCCATCAACGGCGTCGCTAATCGCAACCTTTCAGCAGGTATAACCCATGAGCGCAACCCTTACCCCCAGCCCGTACATGCAGTTCTTCACCGCCACGGGGGTTCCGCTGGCGGGTGGCTTGCTGTACACGTACGCGGCAAGCACCACCTTGGCCGCCGTCACCTACACAGACTCCACAGGTACTGCCACCAACACCAATCCGGTGGTGCTCAACGCCCGGGGCGAGGCCTCTGTGTGGCTGGGTACGGATGCCCTCAAGTTTGTGCTGAAGGACTCTACAGGCGCACTAATTTGGACTGCGGACAACATTAGCGGTGTTGTGACTCAGGCTACCCTTACCGCATACGAGGCTACCTTGGCCGGTACGGGCGGTGCCGCGCTTATTGGCTACGACTATCTTAACGCTGCTGCAGCCAACACCGTAGCGGCAGAATTGCGCCAAGCGCAGGCACAGACGCAGCACTTTTGGGCAAAAGCACGTGCCAACCAGACCAACGTGTATTTCTTTGTCACAGGCGATTCTACCGGCAACGATACTACTGAGTGGGTTTACCTCACAGCACAGTGGCTGGCTACTAAACTAGCCACGCATACGATCAAATACCGGGTGTATGACGCCAGCACGGGCTGGTCTGCCTACAGTACGGTGCAAGTAGGCAGCGGCGCTTACACTGTATTTATTGACAATGCAAGCGTGTCCGGCACCAACACTTTCTACACAGATGGGGGTCGGCAAAGCGCCATATGGACTGGCATTAACTATGACCTAGTAATTATTAACTACGGTCATAACATTGGTACTAACGCCACTGAATCTGAAGCGCTGCCAGAGTGGGTGATTGCAGCAAGCCATTGCAGGTTGATGGCTCCGCTTGCCGGATTATTGATAACGCTGCAAAACCCACGCACTAGCGTGGCCGGAGCAAACCAGTCCGCACGGCTTACAAGTGCATGGCGTAAAACTGCTGATTTGGTGGGCGCAGGCGTTATTGACGTGTACACGGCGTTCAAAACCTACCCCAACCCAGCCGCTTTGTACGTGGACGAAACGCACCCCAACTCGTTGGGCAGCCAAGTGTGGTCGCAAGAAGTTCAACGTGTAATGGCCGAGCCGCCCCGGTACACGAACTTTGGCCCGCAAGGCGTCAACCCGCTGTCGCAGACGCCCACCAATTACATCTACAACCCTCGTTTTGTGACTTGGGGTACGGGTAGCAATCCGGCAGGGTGGACTTTTACTAACTGCACTCCCACAAAAAATGTCAGCGTAACCGATGGGTCGCTGTACTCCGCGCAAATAACGATTGGTGCGGGCACAAACCCTGTAATCACGGCAGATGTAAGTTCAGCATTGCCGCACTGAAAAGGCAAAACAGTAACGGCAGTTGCTCGTGTCTGGACTCAGACGGGTCTTGGCTTGCTTGGTGGCCGTCTAGACATTACTTCTACGGATAGTATTTCTTCTTCGTCTAGTTACACTAGTTATCCTCGTGGCGCTGTGTGTGATGGTGGCTGGCAATGGGTTATCTCTACGCTTACCATTCCTCTCACGCACACAAAACTGACGGTTACCGTCTACGCTGGCGCTGCAGATGGGTCTGACGTTGGTGAAATATTTTATTTAGACAGCGTTGGGTTGTTTGAGGGCGTGCTCCCTGGCTTCCTCAGCATGGACAATGTTTCTACCAAATTTGTAAACGACTTTTACAACGACGCCAATGTTGGGTTGATTACTGGCAATACTGGAACAGTAACCGCCGTTGCGGGTGTAATAACTCTTACAGGATCTCCAAGTAGTAATTCTGATGTTTACATCAACCTGCCGGGAATAACTGCGGGCTCCCAATACAAGGTTACCTTCCACGCCACGGGCGCCACGGGCAATACTACGGGAGGCCTGTACATCCGTAATGGGTACAACGGTGGATCAACTACCGTAACCACGGGCACTTGGACTCTGGGGTCAGACTCAAGCACTACGTTTACGGCACCAAACAATCCCGTATCTATTTGGGTGTACGGCCACGCGGGCACAACGGGCTTTGTGCTGGATACATGGGCCGTAAAACCTGTTGCGTCAGGCATCGCCCCTACGTCTAACCTTGCGCTTACATCAGCAAGAAATGCAGACGGGTCTGTAATCACTGCAAGTGCTGCGGCGGCTACCTTTGGCGTCAGCAACACGGCGGGCACTTCCACGTACTTGATTGCTGCTAACGCACTCAGCGCCACAATCACATCCACCGTAATTTGGGAGTACCAGCCGGGTAGTGGATATTTTTCAGGGCGGGACATTACAGTTACAGTCAGCGCGTACTATAGCGGGTCAGGTACGGCGGGCACCAAAACATTGACGCTTACCGCATACAAGATTAGTGACGCAACGGGTGCGCACGGGGCTAACTTGGCGTCAGCCGCCGCAACGCTGACCAATGCGGCAGTAGACAATACGTTCACAATCACGGGCACAACGATCAGCCCCACCGACCGCATTGAACTCCGGTTGGTGGCTGTGCTGCAAGAAACCGCTGGCACGGCCATCAATACCCGAATCAACTCAATAAGGGTGTCATGACTTATGAAGACTCTAAAAACCCCCGCATGGCAGCGGGCTGAAGGCAAGGCCGAGAGCGGAGGCCTCAACGCCAAAGGCCGCGCCTCGTACAACGCGGCTAACCCGGGCAAACCGGGACTAAAGCCCCCGCAGCCGGAGGGCGGCCCTCGTAAAGACTCTTTTTGTGCCCGTATGAAAGGTATGAAAAAGAAGCTAACTAGCGAAAAAACCGCCAACGACCCCGACAGCCGCATCAACAAAAGCCTGCGTGCGTGGAAGTGCTAACTGTATGACCCTTACCGAACAACTACGTCGCGAGGAGGGCTGCGTCCCCCACGCCTACCAAGATAGCCTGGGCCTATGGACCATAGGTGTGGGCCGGTTAATTGATCAACGCCGTGGCGGTGGCCTGAGCCCTGACGAGGTTGATTACCTGCTGGCTAACGACATTGCCGCCAAGACCCACGAGGTGCTTACCGCGCTGCCGTGGGTGGCTAAGTTGAGCGAGCCCCGGCAGGCGGTGTTGATAGGGATGGCATTCCAAATGGGCACCAAGGGGCTGCTCAAGTTCCCCCGCATGCTGGGCAGCGTTGAGTACGGCCAGTACGCCGAGGCCGCAGCCCAGATGCTTGACAGCATCTGGGCCAAGCAAACGCCGGAGCGCGCAGCGCGCTTGGCCAAGCAGATGGACACCGGCGAATGGCACTAGACCCCCTTACCGCCGGGGTGGACCTTGCTACCACGGTAATCAGCAAAATATGGCCGGACAAGTCCGCCGCTGAGGCGGCGCAGCTTGCCGCCCAGGTGGCCATAGTGCAGGGCCAGTTGGACACTAACAAGGCCGAGGCCAGCAACCCCAGCGCATTCACTAGCGGGTGGAGGCCATTCATTGGGTGGGTGTGCGGCATGGCATTGATGTTCCAGTACATAGCGCGCCCACTACTGATGTGGTACGGCACGGTGGCGGGGCACCAGTGGCCCCCACTGCCCGGGATTGACGACAATCTGTGGCAGTTGATGTTGGGTATGTTGGGGTTGGGCGGGTTACGCACGTTTGAGAAAACCAAAGGAGTTGCAACATGATTAAGT